ACTCCCGGCAAAGGGTGTGGCCGAAGAGAAAGCCGCGACGCGCGTCGCGGCTGGGAGCAAGGCGTGATGAACGCCTTACTCGTCGTCGAGCGTGGGCAGAGCGCCGTCGGTCGCTTCGTCCCATTCAAGGGCGAAGCGCTCGGCGATGTCCTCGAGGTCATGCTCGGTGAGGTAGTCGGCCGTCTTGCGCTCTTGGCAGGCCGCGACGGCTCGGGCGAGGTCCGTCCACTCCTCGATCGTGACCATCCGGTCCTGCCTCGCGCCAAGGAGGTAGAGCGCTGCCTGAAGCACGGCCTCGAGTTGCGCTTGGGTCGGCGCGGGCTGCGGGGCGGGGGTGGCGCTCATGGCTCACGCTCCCTTCCCCGCGACGAAGACGCCGCGTTCGTGCTTCTTGAAGCGGGCGGCGGTGCCCTTGGCGGCGATCTCGCGGATGATGGCGGCGTAGATCGTGGCCTCGGGCGTCTTCCCGCCGGGGCTCGTCCAGAGCTTCTTGGCCTCCATCGCGGTGATCATCTCCTTGGCCCGCATCGGGACATCGCTCGCGGCGAGCACCTGCGCGGCGGCGTCGAGGGCGCTGACGCGCTTGGCCTTCGGTTCCTTCGCGGGCTTCGGTGCCTTCTGCGTCTTGGGGGCTCTGGTCTTCTTGCCCTTGGCGGACGCCTCGACGGTCGCGTTGTTGGCGACCTCCTTGGCGGTTGGGACTTCGTGGTCCTGCTTTCCGCCCGCCAACCGGTCGTTGATCTCGGCGAGCGCCGCCTTGCGGAGGCGGTCTGTCTTGGCTGCTCCCTCCGCGCGGGCGGCGCTCTTGGACATCTTCGGGGTGCGGGGGGTGCGGGGCTTGGCGGGCTTCTTCGTCTTCGTGCTCATGGTCATCTCCGAACTGGGGGTTGGAACTCCCGTCGCACATTGCGGCGGGGAAGCGTGGCCGTCGCGGTTCCCCGCGACGCCGCGTGGGGCGGGTCAGCAGCCCGCGACGCGCTCCATCTCGTTGAGCACGTCGTGGACCATCGAGTTGGTGGCGGCGGCCCGGCCCCGGCGGTCGGTCCCGTAGACCAACTTGGCGACCTCGGCGGCCTTGGCGTAGCGGCTCTCCCGGTTCTCGTCGCGGGTGATGTGCGCGATGCAGATGTCTTGCTTGCCCGCTCGCCGGGTGTGCTGCTCGATGGTCACTTCCGCACCGCGCTCGGTGCGGCGGATGCTGATGTCTTGGTCGATGCCCTCGATCACGATCGTCTTGATGGTCATGGCGTTGCTCCTTGCGGTTGGTGGTTCTGGTCACTCGGCGTCGTTCAGAAAGGCCTCGACGTGCTCGGGGTCCATGTTGCTGAGGAACCCGACCAGATCGATCAGGTCGCTGCGGACCTTTCCGAGGCTTCCCGCGAAGCCCCAGTTGCGCGGGTCGCCCTTGGCTCCCTCGGCGTGCTTATCGAGTTCCATCTGCAGCACGTCCATCAGGCGGGCGATGTCGTTGCGGCGTGCGGCGTAGGTCTCGGCAGCGGTGGGTTCAGGCTTGGAGGTCTTGGGTGTGCGCTTCGTCATGGTCGTGCTCCTTTGGGTTGGTGGTCTCTGGTAAACAGCGAAGCCCGCATTACGCGGGCTTCAGGTCGTCGGGTGGTTGTCGTTCTTGCGGTCCCAACTCGTCGTGTCTTTCGGCTGGCCGACCGCCCGGAGGTAGTCGACCAACTCGTCGGCGGCCCAGGTGTCCCCGTCGATCGCGTCGTGCTCGTTGGGGGCGTCGGTATCGCGGTCGATCTCGAAGAGGCGGAAGCCGCCGAGCGACCCGGGGCGTGGGCCCCAGTGCCCGTCGAGGTGGCGGCCGCGTCCGGCGGGGACCGTCGCGATGTTCCAGGTGCGTCCGTCGGGCGTGTGGATCTCGATCGCGGGGATATGGAACCCGCTCTTGGCGAGGGTCTTGGCGAGGTCGATCGTGGTCTTCGTGGTCGCGTTCATGGTCGTGGTCTCCGTCGCGTGCGGGGGGTGCGTTGTTCCCGCTCGCGTTGGACACACATTGGCCGGCTGACGGGGAACAGGCAAGGCGTTCGGCCTGCATTTCTCGATGATTCCGTGACATGTGGGCAACTCTTCCGCCTATGTGGGCAAGTCCACGCGGGAGGTCCGCAATGACTCCCGAACACGCGCCTAGTTCCGGGCCAGCGGCGGGGGGACAGGGAATGTCCCGGCTCAACCCGGCGGCGCTGCCCGTGGCGGACGCCGCCCGCGTGCTCACGCGGCTGGGCGGCAAGCCCGTGACGGACGCCATGCTCCGCGCCGACATCGATGCCGGCGCGTCCGTCAACGGAGATGGTTCGCTCAACCTCGTGCACTACGCAGCATGGCTTGTAAAGGAGATGTCCGCAGGTGGCGATTGACCCGCGCAAACTCAAGCCCGGCGAACTCGCGCGGTTGCTCAACAGCACGCCGCTGGGCGAGGTGATCAGCGAGCGTCAGCTCCATCGACATCGCACGCGCGCGGGCTTCCGCGTTGCGGCTGACGGCGATCCGGGCAAGGTTGATCTGTTCCGATACGTGGCGTGGCTGGCGACTACGAGGCACGAGGCGATTGCCGAGGCTGCCAATTCGCCCGAAGGTCTGACGGGTTACGACGCGATGAAGGAGCGCGCCCGGCTCCGCAACGCGATGCTCTCGCTGTCGGGACGGGACATTGGCGACCTGCCTCCCGTCGCGGACCAGGCGAGGAGGGAGAAGGCGGCCCGCGACTTCCGGTACTTCTGCGAAGCGTACTTCCCGCAGACGTTTCACCTGAAGTGGTCGAACGATCATCTAAAGGTCATCGCGAAGATTGAGCAAGCGGTGCTCGAGGGCGGGCTGTTTGCGATGGCGATGCCGCGCGGCTCAGGCAAGACCTCGCTGTGCGAGATCGCGTGTCTGTGGGCGTTGGTGTACGGGCACCGGGAGTTCGTGGCGCTTGTCGGCTCCGACGAAGAGCACGCGGCCGGGATGCTCGATTCGATCAAGGCGGAGCTGGAGAACAGCGAGATCCTCGGCGGCGACTTCCCAGAGGTCTGCCACCCGATCCGCTCGCTCGAAGGCATCCACCAGCGGGCTTCAGGGCAGCTCTACCAAGGTAAGCAGACCCACATCGGGTGGACCGCCCGAGAGATCGTGCTGCCCACGATCCCGGGCTCCGCAGCATCAGGGGCGATCATCCGTGTCGCGGGGATCACGGGCCGCATCCGTGGCATGAAGCACAAGCGTGTCGACGGTGTGAGCGTCCGCCCGTCGCTGGTGCTGATCGACGACCCGCAGACCGACGAGAGCGCCCGCTCGCCTTCGCAGTGCGCCAACCGAGAGCGCATTCTCGCGGGCGCGATCCTGGGCATGGCCGGACCCGGACGGAAGATCGCCGGCCTGATGACGCTGACGGTGGTCCGCCCTGACGATCTGGCGGACCGCATTCTCGATCGCGACAAGCACCCGCAGTGGCAGGGCGAGCGGACCAAGATGGTCTATTCGTTCCCCAAGAACGAGAAGCTCTGGGCCGAGTACGCCCGCGTGCGAGCCGAGGGGCTTCGCGCCGATCGCGGGAGCATTGATGCCACGGCGTTCTACGGCAAGCATCGGACGGCGATGGACGAGGGGGCGGTCATCGCCTGGCCGGAGCGGTTCAACCACGACGAGTTGTCGGCGGTGCAGCACGCGATGAATCTCCGGCTGCAGAATGAGGCCGCCTTCTTCGCCGAGTACCAGAACGAGCCGCTGCCCGAGGTTGAGGTCGCCGATGATCTTCTGAGCGCCGACCAGATCGCGGCAAAGGTGAACGGGCACGCCCGCGGGCTTGTCCCGCTCGGGTGCTCGCACCTGACGATGTTCGTGGACGTGCAGGGCAAGGCACTGTTCTATCTCGTAGCCGCCTGGGAAGACGACTTCACCGGACACATCATCGACTATGGCACCGAGCCGGACCAGAAGCAGGCGTACTTCACGCTTCGGGATGTGCGTCGCACGCTCGGAGCCGCGTCGCCCCGCGCCGGCGTTGAAGGCGCGATCTACGGCGGTCTGGAGCGGCTCATCGAGGCGACGGTTGCTCGCGAGTGGCGGCGGGACGACGGCGCGAGGGTGCGGATCGACCGATGCTTGATCGATGCCAACTGGGGTTCATCCACGGATGTGGTCTATCAGTTCTGCCGACAGAGTCCGCACGCCAGCGTGCTCACGCCCAGCCACGGACGCTATGTCGGCGCGAGCAGCCTCTCGTTCAGCGATTACAAGCGGAAGCGCGGCGAGCGGGTCGGCTTGAACTGGCGCGTGCCGATCGTGACCGGAAAGCGGGCGGTGCGGCATGTCCTGTTCGACACGAACTACTGGAAGTCCTTTGTGCATGCCAGGCTGGCGGTGCCGATGGGCGATCCCGGAGGTCTCTCGTTGTTCGGCCAGAAACCCGAGCCACACCGCCTGCTGTCGGAACACCTCACTAGCGAGTACCGAGTGCGGACAGAGGGCCGGGGCCGCACCGTGGACGAGTGGAAGCTCCGTGTCGAAGGGCTCGACAACCACTGGCTCGACGGGTTGGTCGGCGCGGCGGTCGCCGCGTCCATGCAGGGCGCGGTGCTGTTTGGCACTGATGCCCGAGTGCCAAACCGGCCACGCATTCGACTGTCGGCCATCCGAGGAGACCGTCGCTGATGCCACGCGTGCGGCGAGTCGTCCCGACGGAGAAGGACCAGCCCCTCGGGCTGGTGTGTCGTGGCTGTGGATGCCAGCACTTCCGAGTGCTCTACCTCAAGCGGATTGCCGGTGCGATTGTGCGCCGGCGGGAGTGCCGGCACTGCGGGCGGCGTGTCTCGACCAGGGAAGCCCAGGCGTAGCCCGTTCGATCTATCGAATGACTTGACCCAAGCGCTGCGCAAAGCGGACAGCGGCTCCAGCGACGGCGTATGTAGCCGGGAGACGTCTCGTCGCTTCGAGACGAGGAGACCGCTGTGCCCGACGCCCCTCCATCTCCAGATCCCGACCAGGCCCTCCGCGACGCCGCTTCGCAGCCCGCGAAGGCGTCCGTGGATGGTCAGTCCGTCGAGCAGCACCCGCTGAAGGACCAGATCGAGGCCGACCGCTACCTCGCGTCCAAGGCCGCCGCGAGGAAGCCCGGCCTCGGCATCAAGTTCGCCAAGATCGTCCCCCCCGGTTCTGTCTGACCCGCCCATGCTGAAAGCCATCGCCAACATCATGAGCCGGGTCGGTCGCGGAGCTCCGCCCGCCTCTCCCTCCCCGGCGGCGTCGCCTGCTCCGCACGGAAGCGGGGCACGCGGCGGCCGTCGATTGGTCGTCGCAAAGTTCGACTCGGCCAAGACCACACCGGAGAACCGCAAACACTGGGCGAATGCGGACGGCCTCTCGCCCAACGCCGCCATCAACCCCGAGGTCCGTCGCGTCCTCCGCAACCGCGCTCGCTATGAGGTCGCCAACAACTCGTATGCCAAGGGCATCGTCCTCACGCTCGCCAACGACACCATTGGCACTGGTCCTCGGCTGCAGATGCTGACCGAAGACGCCGAGGCCAACGCCCGCATCGAGGATGCGTTCGAGCAGTGGTCGCGGGCGGTCGACCTCCCCGGCAAACTCCGCACCATGCGGCTGGCCCGCGCCGAGAGCGGCGAAGCATTCGCCCTGCTCGTCAGCAACCCCGGCATCGGTTCACCCGTCTCGCTGGACCTCAAGCTCATCGAGGCCGACCAGGTCTGCACGCCCTTGCTGCGCCGCGGGCGCAACGACGAGATCGACGGCATCGCTCTGGATCAGTGGGGCAACCCCTCCGCCTACCGCGTACTCAAGCGCCACCCCGGTGATAGCGGCGTGTTCCGCACGCCGATCGACGACCTCACGGCCTATGACACGTTCCAGGCCGCTTCGGTCGTGCACTACTTCCGTCCGGACCGGCCTGGCCAACTTCGTGGGATCCCTGACATCACGCCGGCGCTCCCGCTCTTCGCGCAGCTCCGCCGGTACACACTGGCGACCATTGCGGCCGCCGAGACCGCCGCCAACTTCGCCGCCGTCATCTACACCGACAGCCCCGCCAACGGCGAGGCCGATCCGCTGGAGCCGATGGACGAGGTCGAGCTCGAGCAGCGTCTCGCCACCGTGCTTCCGGGTGGCTGGAAGCTCGGCCAGGTGCATGCCGAGCAGCCGACGACAACGTTCGGCGAGTTCAAGCGCGAGATCCTCAACGAGATCGCCCGCTGCCTGAACATGCCGTTCAACGTCGCGGCCGGCAACTCCTCCGGGTACAACTACGCCAGCGGTCGCCTCGACCATCAGGTGTACTACAAGAGCATCCGCGTCGAGCAGCACCACCTGCAGCTCGCCGTGCTTGATCGCATCCTGAAGGCGTGGCTCAACGAGGCGGTGCTTGTCGAGGGTCTGCTCCCGCAGTCCCTGCGGACCATCGCCGCAACGCTCCCGGAGCACGCGTGGTTCTGGGATGGCGTCGAGCACGTTGATCCCGCCAAAGAAGCGAACGCCCAGGCCACCCGACTGGCCAACCACACGACCACGCTCGCCGCGGAGTTCGCCCGGCAAGGCCGCGACTGGGAGCAGGAGCTCCGCCAGCGTGCCAAAGAGCTCGCGCTCATGAACGAACTCGGCCTCGCGCTGGCAACCGCACCGGCCGCCGCTCCGGCCGCGAACGCCCCCGCCGAAGACCCCGCAGACCAAGTTGATGAGGAGACCGCCAGTGCCAGCCACCGCTGACAAGACCAAGATGATCCCAGCCCTCACGCTCACTGCAACCGCCGACATTACCGTCGCCGCCGCTGCTGACGGCCAGAGCGCTCCGCTGCCACGCTTCAAGATGGTCGCGTACACCGGCGGCGCGATGCGCGTCGCGGGTTGGCGGCACCCCGTCGTGATCGATCTCGCCGGCCTCGCGGTCCCCTCGCAGGCACGGCCCATCCGTTTCGGGCACGACCCGCTCTCGGGCGTCGGCCATACCGATGCGATCCGCGTCGAAGCCGGTCAACTTGTCGCCACGGGTGTGATCTCGCGTGACACGAGCGCCGCCAAAGAGGTCGTCGCGTCATCGCGGAACGGCTTCCCCTGGCAGGCCTCCGTCGGCGCGAGCGTCGAGGAGTTCGAGTTCATCAAGGACAACCAGAAGGCGACGGTCAACGGCCAGGAACTCACCGGCCCGGTCAACGTCGTCCGCAAGGCCACGCTCGGCGAGATCAGTTTCGTGGATCTCGGCGCAGACGGCCGCACCAGCGCGAGCATCGCCGCGCGTCAGAACAAGGAGCCCAGCGTCATGGCCGACGATCCCGCGACTTCCAATCCCACCCCGTCCCCAATCATCGCCACCGAGCAGACGCCCGAGCAGGTCCGCGCTGCAGCCCTTGCTGAGACCGCCCGCATCGCCGCCGTCCGCAAGGTCTGCGGCGGCAAGCACAGCGAGATCGAAGCCCAGGCCATCCGCGACAACTGGGATGCCACGCGCACCGAGCTCGAGGTCCTCCGCGCCAGCCGCCCCAAGGCCCCAGCCATCCACGCTCCGGATAACAGCGTCACCAGCGAGGTGCTCGAAGCCGCGTGCTTCCAGAGCGCCAAGCTCGAGGGCATCGAGAAGGTTTGCTCCACACAGGCAATCGAGATCGCCGCCAAGCGGTTCCAGGGCGGCCTGGGCCTGCAGGAACTGCTCTTCGAGGCCGCGATCGCCAACGGCTACACCGGCCGCACGTTCCGCGACAGCCGCCGCGTGCTCGAGGCCGCGTTCGGACGCGGCATCGAGGCGGGCATGACCACCATCGATGTGGGTGGCATCCTCTCCAACGTCGCCAACAAGTTCCTGCTCGAGGGCTTCTTCAGCGTCGAGCGCGTGTGGCGGAGCATCTGCGCCGTCCGCAACGTCAGCGACTTCAAGACCGTCACCAGCTACCGCCTGGTCGGCAAGGACCAGTACGAGCAGGTCGCCCCCGGCGGCGAGCTCAAGCAGGGCACGCTCGGCGAGGAGACCTACACCAACAAGGCCGACACCTACGGCCTGATGCTCTCGATCGACCGCCGCGACATCATCAACGACGACCTCGGCGCGATCACCACGGTCCCCCGCAAGCTCGGTCGTGGCTCGGGCCTGAAGATCAACGACGTCTTCTGGACGGCGTTCATGAACAACGCCGCATTCTTCAGCGCCGGCAACAAGAACTTCGTCTCAGGCGCGGACACCGCGCTCGGCATCGACGGCCTCACCAAGGGCGAGGTCGCGTTCATGGACCTTGTGGACTCCGACGGCAAGCCCACCGGCGTGATGCCCGCGATCCTGCTGGTGCCGACGGCGCTCTCGGCGATGGGCACGCAGCTCTACAAGAGCGTCGAGCTCCGGGACACGACCGCGAACACCAAGTTCCCCGTCG